CAATTCAGGAGTTGACCTTTGGCTAGGCCAAGACTGCCGCAATTAAAGGCCGATGTGGCTGGCGCGGCGGTCAAGAACCCGCAGCGGTTCCGGGATCGGAAGCCGCCGCAAGCGCACGGCGCCTTAGGCGAGCCGCCTGACTGGATGGGCGGCGAGCAGCGCATTGTCTGGAAGCAGTTCGCCGCAGAGATACCGTGGCTAAACGCATCGCATCGCGGCCTTGTAGAGATTGCTACCACCATCCGCGCCCGCCTTGTGATGGGGCAAGATGTTGGTGTGCAGGCGCTTGGCTTGCTCCGCCAATGCCTAGGCCAGATGGGCGCCACGCCTGCCGATGCGAGCAAGGTGAACGTACCTGATGCCGCAGACGAAGACCCAGACGACGCCTTTTTCAACCGGCCCAACTGATCGGGCGACCGCCTACGCTAAGGCTGTGGTGGCCGGCGAGACGGTGGCGGGGCCGCATGTGCGGAACGCGTGCCGCAGGCACCTAGACGACCTTGTGAGCGGCCCTGAGCGTGGGCTGCGCTGGGACTTGGATGCGGCGGCGGCGGTCATCGCCTGGTTTGAGGGCGTGCTGAAGCTGTCCGAGGGGCAGTTTGAGGGCCAGCCGCTGCGGCTGCACCCGTCGCAGGCGTTCATTGTAGGTAGCCTGTTCGGGTGGAAGAACGTGGACGGCACCCGGCGCTTTCGCCGCGCCTACATCGAGCAGGGCAAGGGCAACGGTAAGTCGCCACTGGCCGGCGGCATCGGGCTGTACGGCCTGACTGCGGACGGCGAAGGCGGCGCGCAGATTTACGCGGCGGCGGCGAAGAAGGACCAGGCCGGCATTCTGTTCCAGGATGCTTGCAAGATGGTTCGGCAGTCGCCCGCGCTTATCAAGCGGGTGGCGTTCTCGGGCGGTTTGGGCCGCGAGTTCAACATTGCGCACCATGCCAGCGGGTCATTCTTCCGCCCGATCAGCAAGGACGCGGGCAAGACTGGCTCAGGGCCACGCCCGCATTTCGCGCTGTGTGACGAGGTGCATGAGCATCCCGACCGCAGCATCATGGAGATGTTGGAGCGCGGTTTTAAGTTTCGGCGGCAGCCGCTGCTGTTGATGATTACCAACAGTGGATCGGATCGCAATTCGGTCTGCTGGGAAGAGCACCAGCACGCGGTGAAGGTGGCAGCGGGCACGGCGACGCCGGATGATGCCTTCGCCTACGTTGGCGAGGCGCTTGACGACACAACGTTCAGTTATGTTTGCGCGCTCGATAAGGGCGATGCGCCGCTGGATGATCCGTCTTGCTGGGTGAAAGCCAATCCTCTGATGGGTGTGACCATCAAAGAGGAATACCTGGCTGGCGTGGTGAAGCAGGCGCGGCAGATACCGGGCCGCCTGAATGGCATCCTGCGACTGCACTTCTGCTGTTGGACGGATGTGGACGAAGCGTGGATGTCTCGGGATGCGTTGCAAGCAGTCCTCGACGACTTCGAACCTTCCGAACATATCGGCCGGGACGTGTTTATGGGCGCGGACCTTTCGGGTTCGCAGGACTTAACCGCGCTGGCGTTTGTCGTGCCAACCGGCGAGGTTGAGCGGGCTGGCGCCGATGGCGTCGTGAAGATGCTTCCGACCTATGATGCATGGGTGGAGGCGTGGACGCCGGGCGATACGCTCCATGAGCGGGCGTTGCGCGATCAAGCGCCCTATGACGTGTGGGTGCGTGAGGGCTGGTTGAACGCGCCGGAAGGCAAGCAGATCAGGCTTGATTTCGTGGCGGCGCGGGTGGCCGAAGTCGCGGCGGAGTACGTGGTCAAGGCGTTCGCCTATGACCGCTACGCCTATCGCAAGTTGGAAGACGAGTTGGACGCGCTGGGCGTGGAAGTCCGGCAGATGGAGCATCCGCAGGGCGGCAAGCGCCGCGCGAAGGTGCCCGACGAGGATATCGAGCTAGCCAAGCAGGAAGGCCGGGAGCCGCCGCAAGGCTTGTGGATGCCCGGCAGCATCGCAACGCTAGAGGCGTTGATCTTGGATGGCCGCATACGGCTGTTGAATTCGCCCGTGCTGATTTCGGCGTGCATGTCGGCGGCGGTTGAAGCCGACCCGTTCGACAATCGATGGTTCAGCAAGCGCAAGGCGACGAACCGGATTGATGCCGTGGTGGCGCTCGCGATGGCGGTAGGGGCTGCGACCAGCGCGCCGGCACCAGCAACGGGCCGGTCATTCTGGGACGCTGCGGCGTAGGGAGGCGGCTAGATGGGTTGGTTTGGCCGCTGGTTCGGCAAGGAAGAGAAAGCGGGCATCATCAACCTGCCCGAGTTCTCGACTTGGCCCGAGAGCAAGACTGGCGTTCAGATCAACACCAGCCGCGCGCTTGAGGTTGCGACGGTGCTTGCGTGCGCTCGCGCGATTGCGGAGGGCGTAGCGCAGGTCCCCATCCAGTTCTATCGGATCGAGCAGAGCGGGCGCCGGGTTCCGCTGGTTTCGCACCCGCTGCTGTCGGTTCTCGGGCGCCGTCCGAACCCGTGGCAAACGTCATTTGAGTTCCGCGAGACGCTGCTGTTTCACTTGGTGCTTTGCGGCAACGCCTTTGTCTATGTGAACCGGGTGCGCGGGCAAGTCGCGGAGTTGATCCCGATTGAGCCGGGCAAGGTGCTGGTGGACCGCAAGGCGGACATGAGCTTGACCTATCAGATTACGTGGGATGATGGGCGCTCGCCTATCCTCACAACGCGGGACGTATGGCATCTGCGCGGCCCGTCTTGGAATAGCTGGATGGGCCTTGAGGCGATCAAGCTGGCGCGCGAGGCGATTGGGCTATCGCTGGCGACCGAGGAAGCCCATGCGCGGCTGCACAAGAACGGCGTGAGGCCCAGCGGCGTTTGGTCCGTCGACGGCACGCTGACGAACGAGCAGCACGGCAACCTGTCTAACTGGATCGCCAAGCACTACCAGGGCACGGACAACGGCGGAAAACCGTTGGTGATGGACCGTGCGGCTAAGTGGATGCAGCAGACCATGAGCGGCGTTGACGCGCAGCATCTGGAAACGCGTAAGCACCAGGTTGAGGAAATATGCCGGGCCATGCGGGTTATCCCGATGATGGTCGGCTACTCGGACAAGACTTCGACCTACGCCAGCGCAGAGCAAATGTTCATCGCGCATGTGGTGCATACCATCACGCCATGGGCGACGCGGTTTGAGCAGTCAGCGGAGCGCGCCTTGCTTGCGGACGAAACCGATATCGACATCCGCTTCAATCTCAAGGGGTTGATGCGTGGCGCGGCCAAGGATCGTGCGGAATACTTGTCGCGGGCGTTGGGTTCGGGCGGTTCTCCCGCGTGGATGACGCCGAACGAAGCGCGCGAAGAGGATGGATTGAACTGGATCGACGGCGGAGACGAGTTGCCCAAGCCGCCGCAGGCGACGCCAACGCCGACACCAGGGGAGGGGCCGGTTAATGCAGAGGCTTGATTTCTCCCTTGAGTTAAAGGCCGTTTCCGATGACGGCACCTTCGAGGGATACGCTTCCGTGTTCGGCAACCGCGACGGCGGAGGCGACATCGTGGAGCGCGGCGCCTTTACGAAGACGCTGCGCGAGCGCGGCGCCAAGGGTATCAAGATGCTTGCCGACCACGACCCGACCAAGCGGGTTGGCGTGTGGGACGAGATGGTTGAGGACGAACGCGGCCTCAAGGTGCGCGGGCGGCTGCTGGTCGAGAAGGCCATCGGCAAGGAAGCGCATATCGACCTCAAGGCCGGCGCGCTGGATGGCCTGTCAATTGGCTACCGCGTCAAGTCGGACGCCTACGATGGGCGCCGTCGCGCAAGGCTGTTGAAGGAACTGGACCTTTTTGAAATCTCGCTTGTGCCGTTTCCGATGAACGAGGCGGCGCGCGTGACTGCGGTGAAGTCTCTCACCGTCGATGAAATCCGGGAGCTTGAAGACGCGCTTCGCGACGAAGGGCGGCTTTCGGGGGCGGAGGCCAAGCGGTCTTTGTCTGTCTTTAAGAAGTGGCTTCAACGTGAAGTTGAAGAGCCGAACACGTTGCCTCGGGACGAGGCGGGCGCGGCGGAACTGGCGGAACTCCTTCGCCGGAACATCGCAACCCTGTCCTGAGA